GCATCTTTTCCTGTAGGATTTTTCTTTGTAACTGCCATTTTTAGCTTAGAACCAGGGTTTGCAGCCCTATAACTAGCTATACCCTTGCGGTTTAACCCGCCTTCTGGGTTTTTACCCTCTTTTCTTTGCCATGCTGGACTTTTTGCCATGTAGTCTTCCTTTGTAAGTTGCGTTATACCAGTCAGTTACAGCTTCATAGAGCTCTCTACGCCTTTTATCCATGTAAAAACCTTGTATTTTACTGACGTCAGCCCAGAGTTTGCCGCTATTTAACGAAAAATCTTTATTTAAGTATTTATCAAACTTAAGTTCCATACTAATTTTGTTCTAAATGTTACCTCACTTAATTAACTTATATAATATATAATTTATAATACTTATATTTAACATGCAATAAAAAAAAATTTTGTTGTAACTCGTTTAAAATAGACTATATAGAGCATACCACCACCTTTTAGCCTTTGGTTGAAAATGAACTGGGAAGCAAATCCCAATTTTTTATGTAGATTGAGAGTACGTAATATACTTGCCACCGCACCCGTGCGATTTCACGCCTTGCCTTCGAACTTTAGTTCGTATTCAATTCGTTCATCGAACGTGACGATGTTCCCCCACAATTTTGGCTGACCAAAATACTTTATTCCGTCTACTACGTCAGCAATGATTACATTTTTCTTGTAGTGACGGACGTTCTTAATCACAATATAACATAGGAATGTTACATTATGCCTAAGTCTACACAAAAATCCGTAGGATTTACCGTGAAGAACACTGTCTCAGACAATTGTCTGGACAATAAAGGACGTGTTATTACAAATAAACAAGGTGAGGTTGAATATACCTCAAATATCTTGTTATTTGCAAATACGTCTGGTGTGTCATTTCCATCAGAAATCTCTACTGATGTTATACAACAAATCATCGACGAGTCTGGCTCACGAGCCACTCTAGCCGATGTTGACGTTTACCGAGCAGAGCTCAATAAAGGTCAAGTTGTATCTCATAGTAGTTCTTCTGATGAGGAAAGACCTTACTCTTACTGTAAGTATAGACCTACCATCCAACCTGTAGAGGTTGAGATTCCAGGTCTGACAGTAGCGTAAGGACTTACCTACCATGACACCTTCCGAACCCGTTCATCAGGTTTGATACTCAATGATGAATCATATGTATACCAAACGTTTAGTCAGTACTTCGTAAACTCAGTATTGGCTAAACCACATATGCTATGAACGTTAAATCATAGATTTATTCTTAATCGCTCCTGTGAAAGGAAGCAACAAAAAAGGAGGTTAAACATTGCAATTTATTCATCAACTATTCAGTAATAATATTTTATGGTATGTGTTTTGTTTCTGTTCATTCAGTGCAATATGTACAATATTATTAATGGCGTTTAATAGAAAGTAATTTTAACATTTATTTAACAAAATACAGAAAGGGGGTAGTATGCAATACGCAAGAAATTTCTGTAAATTCGAAAAGGTATATGGTAAAAGTGACGAAGAAAACTTTTACAATATTACAGGTTACAAAGTAAAATATGACCAAAAGAAAAAAGGTTATTGTATAACAGGTGATTCTGTTACAATTAAAAATGTACTTTGTAAGGATGTGTTTAAGTATAACTCAGGTGAGAATATACAAAGATGCTTCCCATATTTGTCTGTGGATGAACGTGAGTTCTTAATCACAGGTATCTATGCCGAAGACGATATGCACCCAGCAACAGGTGTATAACTCAATGTTGCAATGTTCAATCAAATAGTAATTATCATAATAGGATTGACAATGATTATTATAGGCTTAAACAACTACTTATACATAAGGTTAAGTTGCGTTTTACTCTTACCTTCCTTTACTTCCTTTTTCGTAAAGTGTATAAAGTTTAAGCCTATAATATTTTATAATGTATATACTTCTATATATTTTTTTTGACAGAGGGAAGACCTCTCTTGCAAACAAATTTTTACATAAAAGTTGGTATACATAGGTGAGTTTGTCGTGTTCCATAGTTTCCCCTAACTATACGCCTAGGACACAGGATTATTTTGCAGTAGTATGGACTAAACTGTGACAAACTCTTGATTTCAAATTACCTAAATGCTTATTAACTCTTAGAAAGGTCCACGCCTTTTTAATATTATACTTATTATTTTCATTGGTTCTTCTAATAAGTATACAGTTATCGTTAGAACCCTTTGGTTTGTCCCGCGAAATAAACAGATAACCGTAAGTATTTAGGTAATATTTTTAATAACATAATAACAGGAGAGTGAGTAATGGACAAAGATGGACATAAAAATAGACATATGGGTAAAAGGTCATTAGTTTTATTTTATCATTGGTTAATACAACAAGGTAGAGTAAAGCCAAAGGGTGCAGCATACAGACGTATGGTAGAAATACAGCGTAGTGACAAAGTACAAGAACAATGGCTGAATGTTTCAAAAGATTTAAAAGAAACAGGAGACGCGTAATGAAACCCGAAATAGTAGATAGCAACAACAATGAAAAGATTCATAATTATTTATCAGGCAAAATACAAAACAGACTAGACGTAGGAAATGTTCGGTTTGGACAACAAATGCCTTTAAATAAATATGATATCAATGATGCATTAGAAGAATCCATTGATTGTTGTATGTATTTAGCCGCTATGGTTATGGGAACTATAGAGCAAAACAAAACAAAAGTAAAGAAAGAGAGTATTAGTATGCCACAAAGACAATACAAATACAGTAAATACTACAGTCCTTACAGTAAGCCTAGGAGTTATAGACGTAAATATAGACCCTATATTCCAGGTTATAGATTAATGTATGGTATGTATCGTATTTTAACTTCACAGAGAACACTGAACTTGTTAATTGTATCAAGTATTATAGCAGTGATTATCTTAATATTAATGTAACACAAAGAAGGAGAGTGTATTATGCCGAATACAGGTGTAAACGTACAGTTATTGCATTACTTAAATGCAAACAGACCAGTAACAGTTGAGAGTGTCTCAACAATCACAGATGTTCTAGCAAATCAAAACTTTGCACACGAACAGGCTGATGATATTACTATATCAAGAGCGGGAGTAGACTTAGATACAGCCACTCTTACAACACCATTACAGCCAGGGGATACCATATATATCGCCAAAGGCTCTGTAAAAAGTGGTAGATAGTAATAGAATGTTAGTAGATGGGAAGATTCTTGATGAGTCTTCCTTATCTTCTGACTTAAATAAGAATGCATCTTGTAAAGAATATTATTGGAGTACAAATAGAAATGATGATGACGTATTAAAATCTGAAACTATTTCTTTAACACTACTTGATTGGAATAATGAAAGTGATGTAAATATGTTTGATATATGGCTACATAATTACTTTCTTATGATTGAAAGAGATGCAACAGATGCAGAAGAAACTAAGACTATTAGTTATCAGAGAGAAGCATTTAGAGATTTAGGTATCCCTGTTTACTACAGAGAATATGCTGATGGTGCTGTCCCGTATATTGATTTGTTTTTTGATTTAGGTAAAACTAAAATAAAAACAACAGGTAAAATGAGATTGCCAAATACTTTTTTACGAATAAAATCAGTAAGATATTACCAAGTTTATCGTGAGAAAAGATTCTGTTCTGTAGTTCCTAGTAATGATATGATTACTTTTCATAATATTATTAAACATTATAATAGTACAGGTGATTGGTATGTTATCAAAAATGCTACACATCCACACGTAAACCACGGTTCAAATCGTGCTTGTTTAGGTGCGTATGCTAATAGATTCTTACAGTATGGTCAAGAAGGCAATATTGTTTTCTATTTTCATACTTGGAAACAATGGCTTAAGACTAATAATGGTAGAGATTGTTATCAAAGTATGTCTACTATATATAGATGGGGTGGACGTTTTAACTTTATGTTTAACAAAAAACGTGGTAGTGGTATAATGCATAGAGGTATATCACATATAATGCATATGGATTCTCAATTAATCTTACAAGATACATTGTGTAGAATATATGTTGAAAGTATAAAACATAAAGTTAGAAATGGCTATCATCATATTGAGCACATAAATCTAAATCCATCAAATCATTTTGAGAAAAACTCTAATTTAGATATAATCTTAAAACAAGTATATCAATTAGCAGTTGATGATTACAATGATAATGCATATGATGGTAAGTATCTAAACTTTAAAAACTTAATCCAAGAACTTAAAGTAAGATTCTATGCCTATAATGGTATAACAAATAAAATGTTAGAACAATTAAAAGGTAAAGAGTTAAATCCAAAGATAATAGAAGAGATTATTAGTAAAACTAATTATAGTCATTTGTATGAAACTGATGTTAAATATATTGTTAAAGGTAATAATAATATCAACATGCAAATTGATTTTGTAACACCTGATTACTTTATGATAGATAATAAATCAAGTATACATATGTTAGTTTCAATGTTACGAACTTGTTATAATAGATTTGATTTTAATAAACCTGCTTCATATAACGAATTTATGGACTATGTTCATAAACAATTTGATGAAAGAACTGGTGATTGGATTAAAGATGTTATAGACAATAGTTCTATTAAAACTAATCACAAGCTTATGAAATTGTTATACAATATGTATAGGCTTAAACATTCTATTGTTAAAGAAAATAATATAGATAGATATCATACTAATACTTATATGTTCAATAGCAAAGAAATTATAAACAATTGGTATGAGATAAATCTAAATGACTACTGTAGTAATGGTGCTTGGCATAAACATTATGACAAAGAAACTATGCCTGACAATATTGATGTTCATATGTTCGAAGAACGTAGGTACAGAGATTTGTGCAAAAGAGTAGCAGAAGCAACAAAGGACGAAAAGACTAATGATAAGTTCAAAGAAAGAACACAACCTAAGTCTACATACGTTCATTCTAAAAGAAAATATAAATTCAGAGGGTTACTATCTAACTTAGAACCTGAAGAATGTATAGAATCAGTTGTAAACTTTTTCAATTGGACTATTAGAATGTTGTTTATAGAGGTAGTTAAACATATAAATGAATCTAAAAAGAGGAGTGAATTAGATTATGAAAGTAAAATCAAAACACCTGAGTTTGTTGTTGACGAAACAGATGATAGACAAGGTAAACTATTTGCACCAAGCATTCCCATCAACGGAGTGGTCGGGTCCAGCGTGGTACTTAACAAGTCAATCAGAGAAATCTAATATCCCTGATAAGTGGAAACTTGTACATTTTGTACCTATTGACTTAGGTACTGGTACAGCTACTGAGTTTGATGGTAAAGACCAAACTAAAATAATACAAGAAGAGATGAAGAAACATCCTCAACTCTCTAAGTGTTGTGTAGGTTTGATTCATAGCCATCATAATATGGGTGCTTATCATAGTGGTACTGACAATGAAACACTAGAAGACTTAGCACCTGCTAATGGATTCTTTGGTAGTTTAGTTGTATCACATGCAAAAGAACACTATGCATTTGCAATTAGTTATTTATCACAACATAAACACGGAATAATCATTGAGTCTGAGAATGTTATAATTGATAAACCTAAAATCAAAGTTGATAAAGAGTTTATTAAAGCTGTAGACAATCTTAAGGAACAAGAAAAAGCTAAGCCTGCACAGCAGATTATAAATTGGGGTAGTAAATCACCTTATTATAATCACGCATCTTATTACAACAATGTAGTAGGTGCTGTTAATGCTAAAAAACAGGACAAGCTTTTTGATATATCCGATAAGTTTGTTATGGGTGATATCAATGTTCACCAAGCAAGAGCAAAGTTTACACTTATGAATGAAGACTTTGACTCATTCTTTCAAGAACATTTTGATGAATCCGTACAAACAAATAAGGAAGGTAAATACTTAGATGTCACAGACTCTGGATACTAGATATCTAAGGAACAAAGATATCATCGACCAGTCACAATTACAAAGCGTAACTGTGATTGGTTGCGGTGGTATTGGTTCCGCAATCGTGCAGTCCCTTGCAATAATGGGATTTAAAGAGATAATATTATATGACAATGATACAGTTGAACAACATAATTTATCCACTGGTTTCTTCAAAGAAGAATCTTTAATGGTTAAAAAGAATGTTGTAGCAAAACGTACTATACATTCATATAAGAAAAATACTAGAGTTGTTGTAAATGATACGTATGATGGGCAATCTTTGTCAGGTCATACTATTGTATGCGTTGACTCTATGGAGCCAAGACTTATGGCTTTTGAATCATTTAAACTAGATGCTGAAGAAGATTCTGTGTTTGTAGATGCACGTATGGATGCATTGGCATATGAAATTGTAACAGTCAAGCCTAATGATTTTAAAGTATACTTAAGTAAATGGCAACCAAGTACTAACATACCTGATGCACCTTGTACTATGAAACATACAATATTCACAGCACAAATTGTAGGTGGTATGGCTGTTAACCAATTGTTTTGTGCAATCTCAAACAGAGGTTATCACAAATATATATGGCACAGTCTTGGTAATCATAAGATGAAGAAAGAGCATTTTTCCTTGTGAAAGTGCTCTTATTTTATTAAATTATAATTCGTCAGAAGGAGAAATAATGGATAATATAACAGACAAAGACATTGAGTCTTTACAGAAAATCGTTGACTCTATAAGCAGCATATCTTCTATTCTTTCTAATCAAAATAACACCTTAGAAATATTAGCTGGAGAAATTAACCAGTTAAAAATACGTTTAAAAGATAGTCCCTATCTTGCAAAAGTAGCAGGTGGTCTTGATGAAGAGATAGAAAGATTAAAAAGAGCAAAAGAGTTTGCAGGAGATACGCCATGAACGACAACTTAGATTCAATTAAAACAATAAGTATAAGAGGTAAACAGTATGTAACTGTAGCAGAAAGATTGCGTCAGTTACATTTAACTGTTACAAATGATAATCCAGGACCAAGCATAGACACTAAAATTGTTTATGCAGAGGGTGGAATATACATTGTAAAAGCAACAGTAATACCTGATGTAACACAACCAGATTGTTTCTTTACAGGACACGCTAAAGAAGATGAAAGTAAAGGACAAATAAATGGTACAAGTGCATTAGAAAACTGTGAAACAAGTGCTATTGGTAGAGCGTTAGGTAACGCTGGATACGGTAGTGCAGAAAGCATTGCAAGTGCTAATGAGGTAATGAACGCAATGCATCAACAAAATAACAAGAAAGAGAGTTAAGAATGCCTTATAGACCACAGAAAGAAAAAACAAGTAACGGTAAATTAGATGGACCACCACCTTGGTTAGGTTTCCAAGATGCTAAGATATTATCTTTTGAAGATATGTCTAGTAATTATGAGTGGGCAGACGTCTATCTTATAGTAGAAATAAAAACAAGGAACAGTGAGTATTCTAATAAATTAAGAATCACAGGTTCATTTGATACAGAAGATGGTGTAATACAAGATTCTTCATTGCTACGAAAATTATATAGTTTATTTGATGCTATTAGTTTTGGTGGTGGTATAAACAAGGAAGGTGCTTGGGTAAACAAGGTAGATGAACCTATTACTGATATAGCAACTTTCTTAAACAATAACTATACTGATACTACAGGTGCAGAAATATATCCATTTACTGTATATGTATATAAAACAGAGGTCACTAATAAAAACACTGGTGAAAAGAATGTATATACTAGAGTAGATTCACGTATGGCTAGAACTGATAACCCTAAAGGTGTAGCAGATTTAAAATCCTATATCGAATGGGCAAAGAAAAATGAAGTGATTGTAGAATACAACGAAAAGAATGATTTAGATTTCTTAAGCGATGCAGTAAAAGAGTCTAATCAAAATTCACACTCTCCTTCTATACGAGCATAGTATGCAAACAGGCTATGTAGAAATAGCCTTACGTAATCCTATGTCAAGAGGTTCGTTATTTCCACTTGACAAGTTAGAAGAAACAGTAGCGGTATATGGGAAAAACTTTCCTGTATACCGTTCTGTTTATCTATACGATAATGAAGGCTATGACTTTGTAAAAAAACATAAAAGTGTAAAAGGATATAACGGTTATAGGAGTATAGACTATGTACCTATAGACATAGATATGGTTGAAAACTCAGGTGATAAAACACTTGACAAAGCACATAATGTTTATGATTTATTAAAAAAACATTTAGATGCTGAAAGCATATGTGTATTCTTTAGTGGTACAGGTTTTCACTTTGATGTATCAGCAAGTGTATTTGGTTTTGAGAATCATTTTGGTAACAACTTACCTTATATAGTTAAAAATACTATAATGAAACTTATACCTAACGCTGATATGTCAGTGTATTCTAGGTCAGCATTATATAGATGTGCAGGTAGTAAGAACTTTAAATCTAATTTATATAAAACATATATAAGTGAAGAACAGTTCTTTGGTATGTCTTATAAAGCAATATCTAATCTAGGTAAAAAGTGGGATAGAAATGATTTATATACATATCCATCAGATGAACAGGCTGGTAAGTTAGAGAACTTAGTTAGTTTTGATTCACCTAATGTAAAAGCATTTAACAATGTTACTGTATCTAGTAATGTTG